TCATCCCAGTTGTGGTTGCTACCAGCAATCCTTCTGGGTATTTTGATATTAATTGAAGGTATTCATACAGATGCACATCTTAAGATGGAAATGGATGTTCATGGATACTGTAATAATCATAAGGGACACCAAGAAAGTTTAAAGTTTAGTGGAGACGATGACTGGTGAAGAAAAGAACAAAAAAATTTCTAGATTGGTTTTTTGAAACTGATAGGGGTGAAGAGAACGTAGTAAACTGTTCTAACCTTTATGAGTTGGTAGAAAAACTTCAGTATCGTCTAGAAGATATGGAAAATGAACATATGCAACTAACTGTTAAAATTGCCAAGTTGGAAGCTAGACTAGATATGATGGAATCTAATCTACCTAATGAAGATTAACCTGTGGTATTCAAAGAGTATGCAACAGTGGCGCTGGACACTCTGTGAAGAGTGGAGAAATGGAACTACCAAAACCGAATGCCACTCTGGACAACAACCAATGCTGCGCGATGCAATGGAGGATGTTGCCAATACTGTAGAGTATATGCTAGAATGTAAAGATAAGCAAGATTAGCTCAGCGGTAGAGCATCTCGTTTACACCGAGGCGGTCGGCGGTTCGATCCCGTCATCTTGCATATAAATAATGAAACACTGAAGACGTAAACTTCGTCATAAAATGGACAACATTAGGGTACGATGCCGCTCCTGTGGTATGGAGTTGGAGGGGCATCCAACAAAAACCGTTACATGCGGTTGCACGAACATGACTACTATTCGTGGAGATAAAATTTCTGCAGTAGATTTAGATCAGGTTGTGATGTTAAACAACATCAAACCCAATTTCGGCAATACATTTCTTTCTCCAGCAGACTTAGAATATCAGGAAGCGAGAAGAAAGCGGAAGGTTCGTAAATTAAATTTTGAAATCAGATAGATCTGAGAATACAATCTTCGTCATATCTTGCATATTGAAATCCATCTTCCTTCAAATCTCCAAAACCAAGTTTTTTGGCAACTATGGATCTTTGCCTTGATCCGATAGTTAAGGATGACTCAGTGAACCCTTGATCAATTTTAGGTCCAACGGGTCTTGCTACCAGAATCATTCCTGGTTGGGGATATGTGTTTAACATACCTCTACTTAGATTTTCATGAGTCATTCTAATGAAATGTAGAAGTATACGTTTTCTTTCATCTAAAGAAAATTGATCTGGATTTTTAGTATACTTTGCACGATAACCAACTTCTGCAATTCTAGTTTTTTCTTCAAACCTAATTCTTTTTGCAAGATCAGACATGATCTTTTTTAAGTTATCGTCTTCGTAGTTATCTAAAAATTCTTCCCATAGATAACTTTTTTTGTTTTCGTACAGACCTATAAACGTATAGATCGCCATTGCACCGTCAATGCAGTTGAAGTTAACTTGCTCAGTTTTTTCTTCCGACGCAAGCACTGGAGATTGATCGACATATCCCAATTCATTGAGAAGTCTTTCAAATTCTTTTCTTTCTTTGGATGGGATTATTGACATCTAGTAGATACTACTGTTATAATTATAGCACTAGAATAGTAATAATGATTGAAATCTTTGACAACCTTTTACCCAAGTATGTCTTTAAGGATATTCAAGAGTATTATTTTAGTCCATTTTGTGAATGGAATTATCAAGACAATATAACTGTAAACTATCATCAGAGAGATTCTCAAAATCAATCTGAACTAGGTAGTTTTGGATTTAATATTGTATTGTTTGATTCTGACAATTTACAACATAATCCTTCTTATGTTGGAATGTTATCAAGATCAATACTTTATGCTGCTAAAACTAAAGTAGAAGAAATCTATAATGGATCTTATCGTTTGATTCGTGCTAGAGCTGATATGACGTTATATAATCCTGAGAAGTATATGCATTCCATTCATACTGACTTGGACTATTTTGGTGAACCAATCAAACATATTACATGTATATTTTACATGAACGATAGTGATGGTTGTACTACTATTTTTGATAGGGACGGAACTACTCTTTTGAAGGAGATTGAACCAGTAGAAAATAGACTACTTGTATTCGATGGAAGACTTCCTCATGTTGGATTTTCGCCAACAAAAAATAAAAATAGAGTACTGATTAATATTAACTTTATGGAAGAAAATGACTTCCAGGAGTTTAGAAGAAAACTTGAATATTAAATTTTTCGGAAAGTTGGCAGAGCGGTCGATTGCATCAGTCTTGAAAACTGAAGAGATTAGTAGTCTCCGAGGGTTCGAATCCCTCACTTTCCTTTATATTTACTTAAAGTGTTTTAGGAAATCATAACAGAGTTGACACTTTTGAAGTTCTGACTATTATAGCTATTAAGTATTTTCAAACTAAAAACACATGGACAAGCACACCTACGAGAATTGGGTGAGAGTCAAAGAGACCTTCGAGTCTTCAGGAAATACAGATAATTTTTTCTACAAAAGAGCTTGTGCAATACTTGAAGGATCTGCAGATCCTCTAGACAATATGATGGGTAAAGTAAATGAGTCACAGGATGGATGAAATAAAACCGTCACATTATGTCACTCGTGAAGAGTGTCAGGAGATGATTGATGCCGCTATTAGGAGACACAATAGAAATGCAAGTGTTATTAGCATGTGTGTCGGTTGGGTTGTTCTCGCTTTATTTGCTGAAGGTCTCCTCCGACTCATCGGAGTAATCGATCCGATATTCCCATGGCTCAAAATAACATTGTAGAGTGGTTGGGGGTAATATTATTATTTTTCTTTGGGATTACGATGATTGTTCAGGGTCATTTCATTTTTCATGGAAAGTTTGGATATAAACATTCTGAACGTGAGAGACAAAAAATGAATAATGCTCGTAGACAAATAGAGGAGTTGTTCAGAGAAAAATGACAGAGGAAGATTATCAGGAATTGACACAAAGGATTAAAGAACTTAGACTTGCATTATTATTTGAAGAACCTTGCCCCTTATATGAGGAGTTAGAAGATGGAGTTGAATGACTCTATACATAAGTCAAACAAACTAAAAGAAGTATCATGAGAGAATTCAACAAAAGCGAAATAGAACTGCTTATTGATGCAGTATGGATGAGACAACGACAATTTATTGCAGGAGATAAAAGATTCAAAGAATATGGATCATTATTGAATGAATTTATGAATAAAAGTCCCGATTACGTTCCAGGTCAATATCGATGAATTTTGGTAACTTTCTATTATGGATAGCAGTACCCTTTGTATGTACTACGCTTGCATTTGGGATGATAAAGGGCGACAATGACTACTATGACTCGGATGACTACGATGGAAATGGAACCGCGCACTAGTGGTATTGTAATCTTCGGTGCTACTGGAGATTTGTGTAAAAGAAAACTGATACCAGCACTTCATGAATTATGGAAGAAAAATCTTCTTGCTGACAATTTCGTTATTACTGGTTGTGCTAGAAGGGAACCAACAACACAGCAATGGAAAGAATCTCTAGGGAACTATCCTGATGAATTTTTATATCATCTAGATTATGTCTCTGCTGATTTGGATAATGTAGAAACTCTTCGCCATTTACCAGATTATCTAAACGATAATACTTATTTCTTATCTGTCCCTCCAGAGAGGTATGCAAATGCAATTATCAATCTTAAAAAAGCTGGGTTCTTGGATGACCCAGATCACTCCAGAGTGGTTATCGAAAAACCCTTTGGGCACGATTATAAATCTGCTGATTCTCTACAGTCTGTGGTGGAGCGACATTTACGCGAAAAACAAGTCTATCGCATTGATCATTATCTCGGTAAAGATACTGTTAATAACATTCTTGCCACTCGCTTTAGCAATATATTTCTGGAACCACTCTGGAATCGGAATTATGTAGAAGAGGTTCAAATTTTTGCAACCGAAACTATTAGTTGTGATGGCAGATCTCAATATTATGATACTGCTGGAGCAGTGCGAGATATGCTTCAGAATCATATTCTGCAAGTATTTGCATTGATTGCAATGGAAGCACCATGTAGAATGGATGCTAGAGAAATCAGAAGAGAAAAAACTAAAGTTCTTGCTGCTACTCAGTTAAAGGAGAATACTGTTTTTGGACAATACTCTGGTTACAAAGATGAAGATGGCGTTGATCCTGATAGTGGCACTCCTACCTTCGTTGCTGGTACTTTATATTGTGATAACTGGCGTTGGGAGGGAGTTCCTTTTCATGTCATGACAGGTAAGTGTATGCCTTATGGTTGTGTGGAGGTTGTTATAAAACTAAAATCTCCTCCTCAGCAACTATTTGTTGGTCATGAGTATAATGATCGTATTGTGATGCGACTTCAACCATATCCTCATTTTGATATTCGTATTGATATGAAGGCACCTGGTCATGGAGATCAAGTTGAGACTGCAACCCTGACTCATAGGTATCCTGAAGAAAGAGCGATCGATGGATACGAAAAATTATTATATGAAGCAATAAATGGTGATCAATCGCACTTTGTTCATTCGGAAGAAGTATTAGAATCTTGGAGGATTGTTAATGATTTACTTTGCACTGGCGATTCTTGCCCCATACTCACTACTCCTTTTGTCTATACTCCTGGTTCATGGGGACCGCAAGAGAAAACGGCAAACATAACTAATTGGGACTATCCAGCATGACCTCCGCATTGTTTGTATTTGCTTTTATTACATTGTTAATTTCTGCTATGGAACTAACATGGCCAGTACGCTATAGAAACAAATGAACGAAAATGAAAGGGAAAAGCGAGAAAGAATAGAGAAGATCAGTAAGCATATTCATCCTCATGATGATGAACCTGATCCTACTGCTTACATGGGAAACTATAACTTCCCACAAATGTTGTTTGCTTTCTGTCTCGGATTTGCAACTATGTTTGTCTTGTCAATAGATACGATAAACAATTTTAAGGGATGTCCACTACCCGAGTATTTCCAAAATGAATCACGTTCAGCTCCTGGTTAGATCTGTTATGCAAACCTCATGGTGTTTGGGTGTCATGGGATTCTTTTTAGTTTTTGTACCCATCATAGGAATGCATCTTGTCCACAAATATGGATGGGAACACTGGGAACCATTTGACAGAAAGCATAAGTAGTGCTATATTTTACCTGTTGAGAAATCAACTGCGGTAGTCCCCTTTTGGTGGGTTCAGGACTAGCGGCGACAGGAACCTACCGCGACGGAATGTAGCTCAGTTTGGTAGAGCACTCGCTTTGGGAGCGAGATGTCGCAGGTTCGAATCCTGTCATTCCGACTCTTGATATTAAAGATATGATTCACACAGACGTTAAAGATGTTAGTAAGATAAATCGATTTTCTCCTCGTGGAGGTTATCTTGCTGAAACCATTCCTGATGAAATATATGATATTCTGATATCTGAATCAGAGAAAGCAAAGAATAATGAATTGCTTATGACTGATAAGTTGATTGGCAATTTAGAGGAATCCTACGATTTGATGGGAATGCCTTTCTACAAGTTTGAAAAATTTGAAAGGTATATGGTTCATCTGTGTTCAGAATATGAGCAAGAGTTTAACTTGATGAAAATGTATCCTATAATTTCAAGTTCAAAGTCACTTTCTTTGTCTTTGAAAATGTTATGGGTTAACTATCAGAAAAAATATGAATTCAATCCAGTTCATAATCACACTGGACTTTACAGTTTTGTTATTTGGTTGAAGATTCCCTACAGTTGTAGGGAAGATGAATTCCAAGTAAAACGAGGAAATCCAAAAGAAAAATATCCAGGAACATTCAATTTTTTCTTCCCAAATGGTGTTGGAGATATTGAAGAGGATACTATTGAGTTAGACAGTAGTTGGGAAAAAACTATTCTTGTCTTTCCATCTACACTAAAGCATTGTGTATATCCATTCTATACGTCGGATGATTATAGAATCTCCGTTTCTGGTAACTTTTATTTGGATGTTCAGAACGGATACGAGACTTATTAATCGATGAGATCCTTGACATAGTGCGGAGTTTTCCTTATAATGTGCAGGTAAACCAAACAAACCAATGGCACTGACGGAAAAGTTCAAAAAGGAGATCAGCACTCTTCGTGCTGCTGCATCTGGGGACATTTACCTTGACGTAAAGAATCCAAAACTCTTCAAAAAAGTTCGCCGCTTTTACGAAAATTCAGGTGTAGTATTTTCTGGAGATGCTTTAGACGATTATGAGATTCTCATGGATTGTCTTGTTCGTGATCTTGAGTCTGTAGAGGTTGCATGAAAATTCTCTTAGAGCGTTTTCCCTATCGTTATGTTGAGTGTGGCACATTGGAAATCAATGGTATGCCAGACTTTCGTATTCAAAAAGCGCATGAGTATACTAAGCGTTACTCTGACATGTATCTCCTTGACAATCAGATGCAACTTCTGACTGCCATGGAAGATTTTGAATACACCAAGTGGTTGGATCCTGAAACGGTTCCTTGTTACATCAAAGACTCGGTATGTCGCTAAACTAGCCCTGGTCGGGATGGGTTTTACGACCCCTCGCGTTTCCTAGTTCGTAAAACTAGGTGGTGGAGTCATTGACCCTCTAATGGTTTCTTGCTTCCTAAAAGCAAGTGGTGCGGATGGGGTTACCCCGCCAGGTTTCTTATTTCCTGTAAAAGAATAAGTGGCGTGCATGAAAAGACCTAAAGGGACGGTTGCATAAACCGTCCTTTTTTAGTATAATCTAAGAAAGATAAACAATACATGAAAGTTGCTCTAATTACAGGTATTACTGGGCAAGACGGTTCATATCTTGCGGAACTTCTCCTTGGGAAAGGATATGAAGTTCATGGTATTGTTCGTCGTGCTTCTTTGATTAACACTCATCGTATTGATCATATTTACGATCATGAACGAGTTAAGTTGCACTATGGCGACCTTACTGATTCAACTAACATAGTCAGGGTTATTCAAAAAGTTAAACCTGATGAAATTTATAACTTAGGTGCTCAGAGTCATGTCAAAGTGTCTTTTGAAATGCCTGAATATACTGCTGATGTTGATGCTGTAGGAACTCTTCGTATATTGGAAGCAGTACGTCTTCTAGGTATGGAAAAGGAAGTAAGAATCTATCAGGCATCTACTTCGGAAATGTTTGGACTTGTTCAAGAAGTCCCTCAAAAGGAAACAACACCATTCTATCCTCGTTCTCCTTATGGATGCGCGAAGGTTTATGGATACTGGATTACTAAAAATTATAGAGAAGCATATGGCATGTATGCTTGTACTGGTATTCTATTCAACCATGAATCTTCTCGTCGAGGAGAGACATTTGTAACGAGAAAAATTACTCGTGCATTATCTAAAATTTCTTGCGGTCTTCAAGAAAATTTGTATCTTGGAAATTTAGATGCAAAGCGTGATTGGGGTCATGCAAAAGATTTTGTCAGAGCAATGTGGTTGATGCTTCAGCAAGAAAAACCTGAAGATTATGTTATTGCTACTGGTCAACAATATTCAGTAAGAGAGTTTGTTGAAAAAGCTGCTCCTTACTTTGGTATGAAAATTGAATGGATGGGAGAAGGTGAAAAGGAAGTTGGATTTGATTGGAATACTAAAAAACCCATCATCTATGTTGACCCTAAATATTTTCGCCCTACCGAAGTTGAGTCTCTACTTGGAGATTCTTCGAAAGCAAAAGAAGAATTAGGTTGGGAACCAGAAATTTCTTTTGATGAATTAATTGAGGACATGTGCATCTATGGACAGTAATAGTCGTATATACGTTGCTGGCAATACAGGACTTGTAGGATCAGCAATCGTTCGTATGCTTCATCGGAAGGGGTATACAAATATTCTTTCAACACCTTCCAGTCATTTTGATCTTCGTCGTCAAACTGATGTGGAAAGATTCTTTCAGATTAATGAACCAGAATACATCTACCTTGCTGCTGCAAAGGTGGGTGGTATTGGTGCTAATAAGGATTATCCTGGACACTTCATCTATGATAATCTGATGATTCAGTCAAACATCATTCATGCTGCTCGCAAGTTTGGTGCTAAGAAACTTCTTTTCCTGGGTTCTTCATGCATCTATCCTAAGATGTGCGAACAACCAATCAAAGAAGAGTATCTCATGACAGGTCCTCTGGAACCTACTAACGATGCTTATGCAGTTGCAAAGATTGCTGGCATTAAGATGTGTCAGGCATATCGCCAGCAGTATGGATTTAATGCAATCTCTTTGATGCCTACAAATCTATATGGTCCTAATGATAATTTTGACCTTGAAACATCACACGTTCTTCCTGCATTGATTCGTAAACTTGATGCTGGTAAAGATGTTATAGGTCATGATCTCGGCGGTTCTTATCAGTATCCAGTAACTCTTTGGGGTGATGGTTCTCCGATGCGTGAGTTTCTACACGTTGACGATCTTGCCGATGCCTGTTTTACTGCTATGTTAAAGTATGATGAACCAGAACCAATCAACGTTGGAACTGGAGAGGATGTAACTATCAAAGAACTTGCGAGTATTATTTCTGATGTTGTCGGATTTACTGGAGGTATTGATTGGGATACATCAAAACCAAACGGTACACCACGTAAAGTTCTTAATGTAGATAAGATAAAGTCTCTTGATTGGGAACCTAAGATTTCTCTGAAAGATGGGATTAAGTCAACCTATGAATGGTATCTTGATTATGTCTAAAGATGATTATGCACTTCTTTTTCCTACAACTCTTTGGTCATCCGATGAACTAATAAGTGTAGAAGAAAATGATAGAATCGCTGAACATATTATTGAAAATAAAGATAAGATAGAAGGTAAGGGTGCTGAGTCTTGGTTCTCTGGTATCAATAGTCCTACTAATAGTTTTGCTGCAGACTTTAATTCTTATAATCATCCAATTTTTAAAAATCTTTTAAACTGTATCGATGAAAAAATAAAACAGTATGCAGATCTTTTAAAATTTAGAATCGAAGTAATAAAAAGTAGAGATTGGTGGTGGAACGTATATGAAAATGGAAATCAATATCAAGAGTTTCATGGGCATGTACCTTTCTACTTCAGCGGGGTTTATTTCTGCAAAGCTCCTCATGGATCAGCACCTATAACGTTTAGGCATCCAAATTTTAATCATTTTATGCCTTCGTATGAAAGAAATGAACTCAATGCTGAGTGTAATTCTATAGAACCGATAGAAAGATCTTTACTCATATTTCCTTCCAATCTAATTCATTGTGTTAGCGGGGGATCAAATACGGAACCGAGAATAACCATTTCATTTAATTACGGGTAATCATGATTTCAATAAATCGTTTGGGAAATTTGGGCAGACTTGCTAATCAAATGTTTCAGTATGCATCTCTAA